GGTCTCATTAGTCATCAGTCTGAGCTCGCTTGGCTATCTGTTAAAGGTGGCGGTGTGGGCGGACACTGGGGCGATGTAAGACCTGTAAGTGATAAGGCTCCAGGCCCGATACCCTTTATAAAAGTTAGTGATGCAGCTATGACTGCTTATAAACAAGGCAAGACGAGGAAAGGAAGTTATGCAGCATACACAAATATTAGCCATCCAGACATTATGGAATTTATTAATATCAGAATGCCGACAGGGGGTGATGCAAACCGTAAGTGTTTTAACATTAATAATGCTGTCAATATTACTGATGACTTTATGGGTAGTGTCCTTAGCGATAGCGAGTGGGACCTACTTGATCCTAACGATTCTTCTGTCAGGGATACAGTCAAGGCACGAGACCTTTGGTGTAGGTTACTCGAAGTTCGTTTCAGAACAGGTGAACCATATCTCAACTTCATTGACGAAGCTAATAGAAAATTACCAAAAGCCCTGAAGGATCGTGGACTCAAAATTAAGGGAAGCAATCTCTGCAATGAAATTCATCTACCCACAGATGAAAGTCGCACGGCAGTATGTTGCTTATCCTCCGTCAATCTTGAAAGATTTGAAGAGTGGAAAACATCATCGCTCGTAGGTGACCTCATTGTAATGTTAGATAACGTACTACAGTGCTTCATTGATGGTGCACCTGCTGAGATGAAGAAGGCAGTGTACTCTGCAACGAGGGAACGTAGCTTAGGTTTAGGTGCTATGGGATTCCACTCGTATCTACAAAGTAAGAACATACCTTGGGAGTCATCAATGGCTACAGGTAAAAATTTACAGATGTTTAATTTGATTAAGGAACAAGCTGAGGAAACCACAAAGGCTTTAGCTGACACTAGAGGGGAGTACTTAGATGGTATCGGAACAGGTAAAAGAAATTCTCACCTTCTTGCTATTGCTCCTAATGCTAACTCCTCTATTATCTGTGGCACTAGTGCTAGCATTGAGCCTATTAAGTCTAACGCTTATACTCATAGGACTCGCGTGGGTGCACACTTGGTTAAAAATACATACCTAGAAGAGGTTATGGAGGAGCATAGACTCCGACTAGGTAAGGATGAAGAGTGGTTGGAGAAAGAGTGGCGCAACATAATCCATCATGAGGGGAGTGTGCAACAGCTAGACTACCTAAGTGATTGGGAGAAGGATGTATACAAAACAGCCTTTGAGTTAGACCAACATTGGGTTGTAGAACATGCAGCGAAACGTCAACCTTTCATATGCCAAGGGCAGAGTGTTAACTTATTCTTCCCGAGTGGTAGTGATAAGAGCTATGTGAATAGTGTCCATCTGAAAGCTTGGAGAGAGAAGTTGAAGGGGTTGTACTACCTAAGAACTAATAGTAGTACGACTGCCGAGCAGGTAGGTAGGAAAGTAGAGAGAGTTAAACTAAATTCATTTAAGGAGGAGGACGAATGTCTGAGTTGCCAGGGGTAATGGATGAGGCGCAAGCCTACAAACCCTTCCATCATCAGTGGGCTATGGAGCTTGCTGAGGAACATGAGAAAACTCATTGGGGTACATGGGAAGTTAAGCTACAAGAGGATGTAGACCAGTGGAAGAGGGGTAAGATTACTGATAAAGAGAAGAGTCATATCACCCAGATCCTACGCCTATTCACCCAATCGGATGTACAGGTAGGGCAGAACTACTGTGACCTATTCATCCCTAAGTTCCGTAACCATGAGGTTAGGAATATGTTGATGTCCTTTGCATCGAGGGAAGGTACACATCAGAGAGCTTACGCCCTACTGAATGATACTCTCGGTCTACCTGATAGTGAGTACACAGCCTTCCTAGATTACCAAGCGATGGTAGATAAGGTAGAGTTTATGCAGGACAATGATACATCTACACTACACGGATTAGCTAAGGCTTTAGCTCAGACCTGTTGTAATGAGGGGATGTCTTTGTTCTCCGCATTCGCAATGCTTCTTAACTACCAACGCAGGGGTAAGATGAAGGGGATGTGTGAGGTAGTTGAGTGGTCAATTAGAGATGAGAGCTTACATGTACAAGGTATGTCTCGTCTATTCCGTGAGTTTTGTAATGAACATCCAAGGGTGGTGACAGATGAATTTAAGAAGGAAATCTACGAAATGTTCAGGGTGGCAGTGTCCCTGGAGGATAAAGTTATTGATCTGGCATACGAATTGGGTAGTGTGGAAGGTCTCGATAAAGTTGAAGTTAAGGGCTACATTAGACATTTGGCGGACAGGCGATTAATCATGCTAGGTCTTAAACCAAATTGGGGTGTTAAAGAGAATCCCCTACCTTGGGTAGAGTGGATTGTAGCAGGCGATTCCTTTAAGAACTTCTTTGAAGGTACCGTAACTGACTACTCAGCCGCAGGTATGGGAGGGGATAGTTGGGGATGGTCTTAGTTAAATTAGGAACAGAAAAACACCCAGTATGGCGATGGGTTCAACACATCATTAAGGATTCCCTGAAACCCGTTAAGCGTAAGGCCTAGCGGGTTTTTTACGTTTAGAACCTCGCCCCTAGAATACTGAGATTTTCGGAGGGGTTTAAAATGGAAGAATTACCAAGGGATACTTTAACTTTAATAAAGGAGTTAGAGAAGCTATACCCAGATACCGTACAGACCAGAGAGTTAGGTGCGTATGAGCAAGGCAAACTACATGGTGCTATCGATTTGATTAGGCATCTTAAACAATTAATTAAAGGAGAATAGAATGGGCGGATTATTTGGCGGAGGTTCATCCCCAGCACCATCACTACCAACAGCACCTGCAGCACCAGTTGAAGAGGCTACATTTAAACCAGGTGGTGATGATGAGAAAGGACGTAAGAAGTTAAAGACTATTGCTAAAGGTAAGAAGAGATTACAGATTCCTCTTACTAGTGGTGCTAAGAAAGCAGTCAGAACAGGTGTATAAATAGGAGTACCTACAAATGGAAATGGATAAGATTAGCTTAAAGTCCCGTTGGACTAAACTAGATAGTGAGAGAAGTACTGTCTTGGATAGAGCAAAGAGTTGTACGGAGCTCACTATCCCTTCTCTACTTGTAGATACTACACATTCCGAGGAAGATAGTTTAGCCACACCTTACCAATCATTAGGTGCACGTGCAGTTAACAATCTAGCTTCAAAGTTACTACTATCACTACTCCCACCTAATGCCCCCTTCTTCCGTTTTGTGCCTGACAAGTTGGCATTAATGGAATTAGAGCAATCTAAACCAGGCTCTATGGCTGAGGTTCAGGAACGCTTAGGTGATCTGGAGAGAGGATTAGCAGCACAGATAGAAAGGGAGGCCTTACGAGTACCAATATTTGAAGCCTTAAAGCTCTTAGTAGCTACAGGTAATGCTCTGGTTTATAGAGATAAGAATGATGGAACCCGTGTATTTAACCTCAATGCTTACTGCGTTAAGCGGAGCCCTGAGGGAAGGATTAAGGAAATCATCACTAAGGAACAAGTTAGGGCTGATGATTTACCTGAAGGTATGAGCAAGGATGCCACGGAAGATAAGGCAATTGACCTATTCACATCTATCAAATGGAATGGTACTAAGTATGATGTATACCAAGAGGCTCTAGAGCAGGAAGTTCCAGGGACTCGTGGTACCTACACTGATAAGAATCTACCTTATATAACCCTTAGATGGACTTCGATTCATAATGAGGACTATGGTAGAGGCCTAGTAGAGCAGTACCTAGGAGACTTACGTAGTCTTGAGGGTCTTGCGATGAGTATTGTTGAGGCATCAGCCGCGGCAGCTAAGGTACTCTTCTTCGTTGATCCAGTGGGTTCTACACAAATCTCTACAGTAGCTAAGGCTGCATCAGGTGCGATTGTTAAAGGTCGTGCTAGTGATGTAACTACACTACAGATGGATAAGTCTCATGACCTAAACATCGCATATCAGACAATGAATGATATACAACGTAGATTAGCGAGTGCCTTCCTATTGAATGAGAGTGCCCGTAGAGATGCGGAGCGTGTTACGGCTGAAGAAGTTAGATTGATGGCTGGTGAACTAGAGGATGCCTTAGGTGGTATCTACTCTATCCTTACACAGGAATTACAGCTACCATTAATTAAGTTAATGATGCTCACTAGTAAGATTAAGTTCCCTGAGGGATTAATTGAGCCTGTTATTGTTACAGGTGTAGAGGCCTTAGGTCGTGGACATGACTATACTAAGTTAGTACAGTTTGCACAGACACTTCAGCAACTACTAGGTCCTGAGATATTTGCACAGTATACAAATGTGAGTGCGGTAATCGAACAGATTGGTACCTCTCTAGGTATTGAGACTGATGGTATTATTAAATCTCAAGAGCAGATTCAGATGGAACAACAGCAAGCTATGATGCAACAGATGGCTCAACAGGGTATGGGGTCAATGGCTGAGTCAGGTGGTAAGGCTGCTGGTGAAGAGATGGGTGGTGGTATGGCCCAACAGATGATGCAACAAATGGGAGCTAGTCAAGGTGCTAATTAAGAAGTATGATGAGGGGGATGTTGTAACACCTCAACAAAGAATGATGAAACAGCAAGAGGAGCGTATCGCTGCCTTAATTGCTAAAGCTAAGAAAACAGAAATTAAAATAAATAAGCCTATGGAGGGTAAGAGTAATGGAAAACCAAGAACAAAACGCAAGTCAAAATAGTGATGTAGAGTTAAATGAGCACGATCAAGCAATGGTCGATAAGGTAGATCAACACGCAGATAGTGTAGAGGATACCTTGAAGACTGATGAAGAGAGAATGCTCGCAGGTAAATACAAGACCGTAGAGGATCTTGAGAAAGCTTATGAACACCTACAAAACAAGCTAGGCCAATCAGATGAAGATGACAGTATAGAAGAAGATGTCACCCCTGAGGATACAGTAGACTCTAAGGAGACTGCTCAAGAGGTTGCCGCGGAAGCAGGTATTGACTACACAGCAATGGAGAGTGAGTACCAGGAACTAGGGGGTCTTTCAAAAGAAACTTATGAAGCCCTCGCAGATGCAGGTATTCCTGAGACCATGGTTGATGCATACATTGCAGGACAAGAAGCCTTAACCCAAACTACCATCACTAAGATGTATGACATTGCAGGTGGTGAACAGACCTATAATGATATGATTGGGTGGGCTCAGGACACTCTAAGTGAGAGTGAGATAGATGCTTTTAATAGTTCCCTTATCAATGAGGGCACCTCTGAGTTTGCTATCAATGGCTTGTATGCCAGGTATAGTGCAGAAAAGGGCCCTAACTTAGTTAAGGGTTCTACCACTAATGCTGCATCAGGAGGATTTGCGAGTACGCAAGAGATGATGGTAGAGATGGCTAACCCTAGATACAAAAAGGACCCAGCCTTTAGAGCTGAGGTTCAAAGACGAGTTGCTATTAGTAGCTTTTAAGTTTATGG